TGATAAGTATAACATTATTGATGTCAGTCTTGACGCGGGAATGATTTTGCTTGAATTGGAGGAGTATGATGAGTAGTTATGATTAATATTGATATTGAAGTACAAAACAATTCCGCCGAAAGAATATCGACTTTGCTTGCCGATATTCCGGGCGGTGCGTATCGGGCAATGGGGAACGCAATCGGTCGCGGGTTGACTACGCTGCGCTCCGAAACAATCAATCAAATCAGAGAAGTATATCATATTAAGAAAAAAGATTTGATGAGCACAACCCATATCAAAACACAGAAACCGACAGGCGGTGACGCGAGTGATATAATCGGTTATGTTTCCTTTAGCGGTCATAAAATTCCGTTAGATAAATTCAAGGTTTCGGCTACAAAAAAGGGAATCAAGGCAAGTCAGAAAAAAGGCGGCACAATGACCCCTTTTATTCATGCGTTTATGTCAAACCTAAGCGGAAATCAGTTTGTCGCGGAACGTGTCGGCAGCAGTCGGTTTCCGATTAAAGGGCTTTACGGTTCATCCACCGCGCAAATGGCGGGTAATTCTGTTGTATACGACGAGGTTAAGAAAGCGGCACAGGAAACAATCGACAAGCGCGTCGAGCATGAAATAACTCGCTTGTTGAATGGTTACGGAGGACGGTCATGACAGATATTGTTTTATTAGAACAACTCAAAACATTTGTTGAAGAACAAACCAAAGACATTATACTCCCCGTTCGTCCGGTTAAGAACAAAACAACGGAAGAATATCAAGCTGAGAATCCGGTTGTTAAACATCGCGTGCCGGAAGTATTTCTGCAACGATTGCCCGACAAAGACGCCGAAACTAACAGAATCCCATATATACTATTGCAGGTTTTAACAGGGATAGACGACCAAAATTCCGATGGGGATTATGACAGCGAATGCAAAGTTCGGTTGGTTGCCGCGACCTATTCCGAGGACGGGCAAGCGGGTTCTATGGCGTTGATGAATGTATTAACGCGGTTAAGGGTCGCTTTATTGCGTGAGCGGCAGGTCGGGCAGTTCCTGTTACGGCTTCCGCTTGAACGGGTTGTATATCCCGATAATGTGAGTCCGTATTATCTCGGCGAGATGTTACTGACATTTGAAATGCCGGAGATACAACGAGAAATTAATTTTGAAAGTGAGGAAAATATTTAATGGCTGTTAAGAAAACTACAGAAAATCAAAACCCGAATGTGTCCGAACCGGACACAACACCAACTACGCCGCCGATTGCACCTCCAGACGGCAAGCCTTCGGGCGAAATGAATTCGCCCATTGGCTCTTGTTTTGCTTACGTAGGAATGTCGGTCGGGCGGTTGCAAAACAACGCGGTGATTCAAGGCACGCACAAACAAATCACAGAGCATTACAAGGACGAAATCGCACTGTGTTCCGACATAGCACATTTGATTGTGCCTGTCGCAAAATTATCCGCGACACGGACAAAAATCAAAACAAGCGGCAACGCATTAAACGAATACTATTCTCGTGTTGCGGCTGTGGTAAATAAGAAGAGAGGAGAAAAGCATGGAAATTAATAATAACAATAAATATTTCCACGGTGTAAGAACCGAGCGGCAATACGCACCCATGACCGCGCCCTATTCCGTGCCGAGCGGAATTACCTTCGCGGTCGGGGCGGCTCCGGTGCATACAACAGACAATCCGATTGTAAACGAACCCATTCGCACCCGAAACTGGAGCGAAGCCGAACGGTTGTTGGGTTATAATGACGACTGGCAAAAATACGACCTCAGCGAAGTCATGTTCTGCCATTTCCGGCTGTACAACACAAGCCCTGTAATTTTCGTCAACGTCCTCGACCCGGCACGTCATAAAAAATCCACTCCGGCGAAGGCGTTTCCGCTCATCGGCGGCAGGGTAATTTTGCCTTTTGAAACCATTAAGTCAAGCGTAAAAGCCGCGAGTTATGTTGCGGGGACTGACTATGAACTGTTTTATCATGACGGTCAACTTGTATTCGAGGTATTAGAGGGCGGGGCAATCAATTCAACATTGACGGAGGTTTCTATTGGCTTTGATGAAGTCGACCCGTCCATGATTACTGCGGCGGATATAATCGGCGGAACTGATTTGACGACCAATGAGCGTAAGGGCTTAGAAAACATTGAGGCGGTATTTCCCAAGTACGGTATTCTGCCGTCTGTTTGTATTTGTCCCAATTGGTCAAGTGATTCGATTGTTGCGTCGGTTATGGCGGCTAAGATGGAGGAGTATAACGGCGTGTTCAACGGAAAAGCGTTGATTGATGTTGACACCGAGGCGGTGACGTTTTATGAGGATGTTCCGCAGTGGAAAGAGGCAAACGGTATTACAAGCAAAACGCAGGTGCTTTGTTTCCCGCTTGTTTCACGCGGCGGAAAAACCTTCCGAATGTCAACCCACATGGCGGGGCTTATGGCGGTGGTGGACGCGGGGAATGATAACGTCCCTTGCGAATCGCCGTCCAATAAGCCGTTGCACATCGACAGCGCGGTTTTAGCCGACGGCTCAGAAGTTTTGCTTAGTTTAACACAGGCGAACTACCTCAATGCTCAAGGCATTACCACAGCACTCAATTTCGTCAACGGCTTTGTGTTGTGGGGGAATCATACCGCGATTTTCCCGAACAGTGATAACCCCGAAGAATACTTCCTGTATGCGGCGAGAATGTTTGACTGGATTAGTAATACCGTTATTTTGACCCATTGGAGTCGGGTGGACGGGGTGCTTACCCAACGGACGATTGAGAGTATTGTCGATATTCTCAACATATGGCTGAACGGACTTGTAACCAATCAACGATTAATCGGCGGTCGGGCAGAGTTCCCGTCCGAGTTGAACAGCGTCGATGAGTTCCGCACCGGGAAAATCACGTTTAAGATTTCATTTGCACCGCCGGGCATCGCACAGGAAATTGTGCATCTGTTGGCATTTGACCCGGCATATATTGAGGGCTTATTAGCGGGATTGGGAGGTGAATCATGAGTAAGAGAGTAAACGAAACAACAATTGCTTTCAGCGTTTTTGCCGGGTCTACTCATTATATCGGAGTAGCGCAAGCAACACTGCCAGAAATCGCACTTAAAACGGAAAATATAAGCGGTTCGGGTTTATTGGGAGAATATGAGAGCGTTGTTACCGGGCATTCAAATCCTTTAAATATGAGCTTGCAGTTTAAGGGGTTAAATCGTGATATTGTAAAGTTAATGTCTAAGAATAACGGTATTATCGAATTGCGACCTATAAACCAAGTCAGGGAAGTAGGAGGAACGCCACGGGAAGTAGGACAAAAACACGTCTTTTCTTGTCAAGCTAAAAACTTGAATGCCGGTGATATTGTTCCCGGTCAACCGCAAAATGTAACAGTTCAATTCGCGGTTTATCGTTGGGAGGCGTTCGAGAACGGTCGGTCAGTGTTGGAAATAGACAAATTAAATTTCCGGTACATTATAAACGGAGTCGACCAATTAGAAGAAGTTCGTACAATGATGGGATTAAATTAGAGAAGGGGGAATGATTATGACTGATACAAATAAGAATACAGAGGTATTTGAATTGAAATTGAAAAAGCCGCATAAGTGGGAAAATCAGACCTATACATCGCTGTCGTTTGATTTCGGCAAGTTGAACGGCAACGATTATCTTGAAATTGAGAGGGAAATGTTCGACAGTGGGGAGCTTCGGTTTTATAAAGCACCCTCCGACCCTCATTTTTTAACGAGGTTAGCGGCGAAAGCGGGGAATGTGGGTTCTGACGTTATTAAGAGCCTTCCGCTTAAACATTTCAGTGCGATTCAAGAGGCGGCGCGGCGTTTTTTGATTTATACGGAATCGGAGACGGAAATGGAGACGGAGGAATCGGAAGAGTCGGCGACCGGTTAAGAACGCAATGTTACCGACTTAGCCGTGGGTCGAGAACTCCTATTCCGTATTGGTTGTCGCTGACACTGCCGGAGTTGTGCGGGTGGTTTGATGTGCATAACGAGGAGTGTAAGGCGGTGGAGAAGTAGGGCGAGTGATGTCTCGCCCTGTATATTTTAATGGAAATATGTGTTGACAAGGTTTGTCAAAATATGCTATAATAATGCTCAAGGGTACACAACGGCAAAAACACGGTGTGCGGT